CAGCTACGCAGCGTCGACACGGGCAGCGCCGGTGACCGGCTGGGGCGCGACTTCGGCAACGGGTTCGACCGGGGCGCGTCGTCGACGCTGGGGCAGGCCCTGACGCAGCAGGGCTCCGCGATCGCGCGCATCGGCTCCGTGGCGTCTGGTCTGGTGGGCGCGCTCGTGCCTATCGGGCCGTCGCTCGCTGGTGTCGCTGCGGGCGCGCTGGCGGTCGCTGGGGCGGTCGGGCAGGCGTCGGTGGCTGCCCTGGCCGCCGGTGGCGTGTTCGCGTCCCTGGGGCAGGGTTTCGCGGCGGTGCAGGTCGGTTCTGCTGGGGTCAGTGACGCGATCACGGCGCAGGCTGCCGCGCAGGCAGAGCTGGCGGCTACGGGCGAGATTGCGGAGTCGACGCAACAGCAGCTCACGGCGGCCATGGATGGGCTCGCGCCTGCCGCGCGGAACGTCGTCGGTGTCGTCGGTGAGCTGACGCCGGCGTGGTCGGCGTTCCAGAACTCCGTGCAGCAGGAACTGTTCCGCGGCCTGGCGGGCGAGCTGTCAGCCCTGTCGGACTCGATCCTGCCGAACCTGACGACGAACCTGTCCGGCACGGCGGCGATCCTGAACGACGCGGCGCAGGCGTTCTCGCAGTTCATCGTGGCTGGGGGTGGCGCGGGGCAGATCAATACCATCATGGCCGGTCTGAACGACACCCTTGCGGCGATCCTGCCGGCGTTCGGCAACATCGGTGCCGGGCTGCTCACCCTGTTCGAGGGGTCGATTGGTTCGGCGACGCAGCTCGCGGAGTCCATCAGCGCCGTGACCGACGGGTTCGCCGGCTGGGCGGAAGGCGTGGTGCAGTCGGGGGCGCTCGCTGACGCGCTCGACATGGCCATGTCGACCATGGGTTCCCTCATCGGCATCGTCACGAACCTGGGGTCCATCCTGATCAGCGTGCTGGGCGCCGGCGCGGATGAAGGCGCGAGCCTACTGGCGTCGTTCGAGGCCGCTACGGGGCAGCTCGCGGCGTTCCTACAGACCGCGAGCGCGCAGGCCGGCCTACAGCAGTTCTACGACCTGATCACGCAGGTAGGCGAGACCGTCAGCATCCTGGGCGCCGTGGCCGGCCCGATCTTCACCGGAATCGCTTCGCTGCTGTCCGTGCTCATCCCCATCGTCACGCAGCTCCGTACCGCGCTCGAACCCGTGATCACCGCTCTTGCCGTGAACCTGTCCACCGCGGTGCAGGGGCTCGCGCCGGTCATCGGTGTCGTGCTGGGCGTCGTCGCGCAGCTCATCGGGCTACTGGCCCCGCTGGTCACGCTGATCCTGGGCGCGCTGGGGCCGGCGCTCGCGGAGATCGGGCGACTGTTCTCGCAGAACCTCTCGCCGGCAATCACCGGGCTCGTCACGCTGCTACAGCCGCTCATCGGGATCTTCCTGGAGATCTTCGGTGCCCAGGTGGTCAACGCCATCACGCTCGTCGTCGACGTGCTCGGCGGCGTGTTCGACATCTTGGGTGGCCTGATCACGTTCCTGACGGGGGTGTTCACCGGCGATTGGGAACAGGCGTGGGACGGGCTGACGCAGGTGGCCGACGGCGTCGTCACCATCCTGACGGGCATCGTGCGCTTCCTGTGGCGGACGATACAGAACTACTTCCGCAACGGTGGTGCGGAGGTCATCGCCGCGGTACGGAACTGGTGGAACGGCGTGCTGACGTCGTTCACGAACTTTCAGGCGCGGATCATCACGGGCGTCATCTCGTGGGTTGCTCGCCTGATCGGGCGGTTCCTCGCGATGCGTGACCGGGCCATCGCGACCGTGCGCGGGCTGTGGTCGGTGGCGCAGAGCCTGTTCTCTCTCGGCGTGCGGACCGTGGCCTCTACGGCACGTGCCGGCCTGGACAACGTCGTCGGGTTCTTCCGTGACCTGCCGGCGCGTATCGGGCGCGCCATCGGCGACCTGGGGCAGTTGCTCTATCAGGCCGGCCGGAACGTCGTGCAGGGCCTCATCAACGGCATACAGGCCATGATCGGTTCCCTTGCTGGGGCGGCGAGCAACCTGGCCGGCACGATCCGTGACTACCTGCCGTTCTCGCCGGCGAAGGTCGGTCCCCTGTCGGGCACGGGCAACCCGGAGAACTCCGGCCGGCAGATCGCGCAGCTCGTCGCAGACGGCATCCTCGCGAACGTGAACGCTCCGGCGAACGCGATGACCCGGGCTCTACAGCCGCTCGTGGCGCCCGCTACGGCGGCTAGGACGGGCGTACAGGGCGCGGGGGTGGGAGACAACGGGGTGACCGTCAACCAGATCTTCAACGGGCCGACAACGTCCGGCGGCCGGCTCAATGAAATCACCTGGAATATCCGGTATGCGACGCAGGCGCGTACCGAAGTCGTGGACGGAGTAGCGAGATGAGCGCGAACAGCGGTGCGTGGGGCGTCGTGCTGTACAAGGACGGCTACAGCACGGCCGGCGGCCTACAGGTGCAGGAACAGGGCATCAGCCTGGAAGGCGGGGACCAGGTGCTGCCGTTCCTGCCGACCGTTCCCGTGGGGTCACTGCTGCTACCGCCTGCGGGGCTTGGCGTTCCTGCGGTGCGTAACGGTGACGTCGCGTTCGCGCAGCGCGACGGTGTCGTGCAGTTCGCGGACTACTACGAGCCGCGGCAGATCACGTTGCAGGTGCTCGTGCAGAACGACGGGTGCCCGGGGTGCTCGACGGAGATGAGCGCACGTCAGAAGGTCTCGCGACTGACGCAGGAATGGTCTCGGAACTGCTCTGGCGCAACGCTCGTGCTCTTCACCGACTGCCACAACCCCGACGCCACCCAAGAGGAAAAGGTCTACAACGGGCCATACCTGGTGCACGGGCGCCCACGGGTCGCTGATGTGGTGTGGGAGCGGTCGAACCGTGGTGTGGCGCGGGTGACGCTCCGGTTCGACGCCGCTGACGCGCGACTAATCCTCCTGGACGCGCTAGGCCCGGACTTTGTTTGGGACAGCGACCACGTGCAGACGCTCGACGCCGACGAACAGAACATGCTGCCTGACCCTGAACTAGACGGCCTGACGATGACGGAGCAAGGCGCTACCGTCTCGGACTCATACCCACTGACCGGCGGTCCGCTAGGTGGAGACGGTGGCCCGTATTTCTCGCGGCTGGTGGAGACGCTGCCGGTCTCATCGCCTATGGCGATGGCGCTTTCGCCGTCGGGAACGGGCGCGGTTCCGGTCGACCCGGGCGACATCCTGAGTATCGCCTGGTGGGCACGGAAGGATCCTGCGGGTGGCATCCCGCAGACCCGGGTGGACTGGACTTGGTACGACGCGGCTGGCGCGAACATCAGCAGCCACAACGGCGCTGGCCAGGTGGTGTCTGCTGACTGGCAGCGGTTCATGCAGGAGAACATCGTTGCACCGGCGCTCGCAGAGTTCGTGCAGTTCCGGCTGATCTGGACTGGGATCCCGGGGACACCGGGCTACAGGATCGATTTGGCGCAGGCGTGGCTGAACGAGGGAGCTACGGCAACGGCGCCGGAAACCGTCGAGATCGTCGGCACGCTTTGCGCCTGCCCGGTGATCACGCTGTTCCCAGAGCTGACGGCGCCCATCGTCGTCACGTACGGGGGTCACGAGTTCACCTACACCGAAGACGTGCCGGTCGGGACCGTGGTAGAGATCGACACGCGGTGGGGTCGAGCTGCTGACGGGTTCGTCGACGTGACGCAGAACCTGGAAGGCGACTTCACCTCATGCCTTGAACCTGGGGTGCATGAAGTCACGGTGCAGACCGGCGATCCGGCCGACACCGGGTTCGTGAACATCCGGTGGGAAAACGCTGTGGTGAGTGGCTGATGGTTCAGGTCTGCGAGTGTGCGCCGAACTGGCGGGTCGAGCTGACCGACTTGCTCACGGGTGCGATCACGCACGCCATCGTGCCCGTGTCGTTCGAGTTCGAGACGGCGTTGATGGAAGCTGGGCGCGGCAGTATCACGTTCAACCGGATGGGCAACAGCACCGGCATCATTGCCGATGGCGGGTACGTTTCGGCGAACGACATGCTTCCGGGCACCACGGGCATCTTTTTCTCACGGGTCGCTGGGGGCGCCGCGACACCGAACAACCCGGTGCACATGTTCGGGGGGTTCGTCGAGACGTTCCAGGGCAACAGCGACGGCACGGTCACGCTGGGGTTCGCCGAGATGCAGAAGTACCTCGACTACCGGCTGATCCGGTCGGACCTGGTATTCACCGGGGACAGCCAGACATCTATCGGTGCGAACCTCGTGCTGTACGCGCGCGGGGAGAATTTCGACGGTGGAAGTGTGGACCCTTCGCCGTCGTTGGGCATCCCGCTGTCCGGTGGGTTCGCTCTCAGCGCGTTCAACCGGGATCGGACCTATCTGGCTGTCGACCGGCCGGTCATCGGTGAACTGATCCGGCAGCTTGTGGGCGTCGAGGACGGACCTGTGTACGAGTTGACGCACTTCCGGAGTGCAACACCGATTGTGGGGCTCACGGATAACTGGTGGAGCGATATAACGTTCTTCGATGAGCTGTCGCAGCCGTCGCCGGCGCCGTTCATCACGTGGGACCACCTGACCGATTTCACACTGAACCTGGACAGCAACGCTCTGGCCAACCAGATCGACGCGTTCGGTGACCCGGAGGACGACGGAACGCCGCGGATCTCAACGGCGGATTCGCCGGTTCCGTTCGAGCCGCGCTACGACGCCGCGCCGGCGTTCCAGGGGGTCAGCAACCTGATCACTCTGGGGCAGCACGCGTCCGGGTATCAGGCCGACCACATGTTCGCGGCGCTCAATCTCCAGTTCAACTTCACCGGGCTGGACTACGGCACGGCGGCCGGCTCGCCCACGCTGACCATCGACGATCTCGTGCCAGGCCGGAACGTGAACGTCGACGTCGATTCCCCGAACTGGAAGTTCGACGGTGGCCCCGATATGCCGGACTCGGGCACGCACATCCCCAGCATCGGGCGCGTATCGCTCGCCGTCGGGCAGGAAGGCGCCGAACAGGTCACGGTGCAGATCATCGTGGACAGCTTCCCCGGCAACATGCTGTCGTCGGAGCCGAGTGATTGCGTGGACTGCTGATGGGCGTGAACACCGTTCAACGTGACTACGACATCGCGCGCATCCTGGCCGATTACCAACGCCGCATCGCGTTCCTGGAACGAGCTGCGTTGCGTGATCCGGTGTCGGCGTCGATCTGGCAGGACACGCCTGGTGGGTTCGACACCGGGTGGCAGGACATCGTCATTTGGCAAGCTGGTGTCACGCCGTTGGGTGGTGCGAACACTCCGCAGGCGAGGCGCTTCGGGCCGGTGGTCATGCTGCGTGGTCGAGCGAACACGGCCGGCCTTAGTGGTACGACTACGTTTGGCACGCTTCCATCCGGGTTCACGTTCTTCCCCGCTGGGATCACGGAAATGGGGCAGGGCACTCCGAGCGCTGCGTATGTCGCCCGGTACTTCCTGACCGCTGCTGGTGTGCTTAGTGCCCAGGGTTGGGTGAACGGCGCGGTTCTGACAATTGGTGGAACGTATGGTGTGACAGCACCATAGAAAGGATTGCTAATGCCATTCGCGGAACCTTCAATGAATGAGAATGACAACCCGGCTTATGTGGCCGTATTCCATAGCGAGGCCATCGAGTCCGGTAGCGAGGATCCGGCCGTGACCGTCACGGTCACGGTGGACATGTGGGGCGGTGGTGAGTTCATGGGTGACGGGTCGGACGCACTGTTTCAGGAGATCTTCGACCGCCTAGAGGATTCCCCGCTGTTGCGACCTGGTGCCGGCGTCAAGACGTGGGAGGCGCAGCGCGTGCTGACGAAGGGTTCGGACGACTCACCATCCGGTGATTCGCCACCAGATGAGTCGGTCTGAACGGATGTTCTGCGTGCGTTGACCTGGTGTGTCCCGGGTCCGTACCCTTGTCCTAGGCGCACTTCCCCGGGGGAAGGTTCTGACAAGCTGAAGCGGTGAGGTCTCGGTGTACCCCTCCCGCGCCCCCCGGGGAGGTGTCCTGTCTCGTGTGAAGGCCCCCCGGTCCGTGAGGACCGGGGGGCCGTGTGCGTTGGGGCTAGTGCTCTCTCTTGGCGTGCAGGACCAGGATGCGGTTCGATGGGAAGTCGATGCCGCATTCCTCGCACCTGGTGCGTTCCGGGCGGGGGATGTCGCCGCGTGCGGCTGCGTCCTTCAGTTCCTCTTCGGGGTCCTTTTGCGGGGGCATGGTGTTCCTTCCGGTCGGTGTCGTTCTGACATGCGTAACTATACGCCTGTCGCGTCCGCACCGCAAACACCCCGGGTTCCTACGCACGTCCGTGGTAGTGCCGCAGGTGAGCCCACGCCATGCCCAGCGCCCCCCGCCACGACATGTGCCACGTCCACGCCGACAGCTCGTTCACGCACTTCGGCCGGTGGCAGTGGTGTTCCCAGTTCCGTCCGGGCCACGTCGTGTCGTCGGGGCGGTACCGCACCCGCATCTTCGCCGTCATGCCCCGGGCCTGACGCCAGGCGGGTCCGGGTGAACGTAGCCCTGCACGATGGTGCTGTTGTGTCGCTTGAACTGCACGTACGGCGGCAGCCCGGGGTGCGATTCGAGTTCGACCGACCAGCCCGCTTGTGAGAACCGCAGCGGCCCGTCGGTGAACCTCTCTGCGTGCTCGTCGAGGAACCTGGCCATGGCCAGGTTGTGCCGGGCGTCTTCCAGGGCGTTGTGCTCGCCGGCCGCTTGCTTCGGCATGTCGGGGTTGCCCAGCCGGTGCCGTTCCTGGCGGAGATCGTTGGTCCACATCGGGACGCCGTCGGGCAGGTCGATCATCCGGCCCCACAACCAGCACAGCGCGACGTGGTCGTACGCGCCGTACCAGGCCCACAGCTCGACGTCGGGAACGGGCTGCCCGTCAGGCGCCACGGGGCGCGCGGCGCGCAGGAAGTCGCGCACCTCGTTCGCGATCACCTGGCGGGGCTTCACGCTCGTGTGCGTGTGGTCGAGGCGCACGAAGTCGAGCACCGGGCGCGGCGCGAACAGCGGCACCCCCTTCAGGTGCCGGTCGAGCTGCTTCCTGTCGCGCAGCGGCAGCGACGGCACCACGTTCTTCACCAGCCACGGTTCGGCCATGATCCGATCCCACGGCGTGTTGCCGATGTACCCGCCGTGCAGGTCCGGGTCATGGTTCGTGGTGTCGTCGAGGTCACCGTTGACGGCGTAATACTCGCGCCCGTCGTCGGTCACCATGCCGATGCTGATGAGGTCGATGGTGGTGCCGGTCTCGATGAACTCCGTGTCGTAGAACACGCGCGTCATGGGGTGCCTTCCTGGTTGGTCCACGGGAGCGCGAGGCCGTCGACGGCCGTGCGCGGCACCAGGTGCAGGTGCAGGTGGAACACGGTCTGTGTGGCCGCTGGCCCCTTGCTGCTGATGATGTTCATGTCCCCGCCGACGGCGTCCGCGAGGTCTGCTGCGTGGGCCATGAGGCCGGCGGAGATCTCGGGGCGGGTGGTGAAGTCGGGGACGTGCGCCATGGGGATCACGAGCATGTGGCCCGGGGTGACCGGGTTGAGCGGTCGAATCGCGAGCGCCGGCATCGTCGTCGCCATCCATGAGCAGATGACTTCGGCGGTGAGCCACCCGGCGGCGATCTGGCAGAACGGGCAGCCGTTGTAGGGAGTGGCGAGGATGTCAGGGCTTTGGGTCATGAAAGGTGTACTCCGGTCGGATCCCTGGGGCGTTGGCGGAGATGACGGCGAGGATGTCGCCCGGTCGGCGGTCGTCGGGTGCCTCGTGCTCCGGGCATGGCTGCCAGGGCATGGCCTTGACGCCGTCGACGAGGTGCCGCAGCACGAGGTAGGCGTATCCGGGGGCTGGCAGCTCGCACGCGGTGTTGTCGGCGTGCTGCGGTACCCACAGCTCGACGCTGCTGTTGGCCGGTACGACGTCGGCAGCGGCCTTGTCCCCGATGCGGAGGTCGACGGCGTAGTGCGCCAGCGATTCGTATGGGTCGCCCAGCCGGTCCGTCAGCGTCTCGAACACGGGGTGTGCGTCGAGTCGCACGGGCACCGCGGTGTCGGTGCGTACGATGGCCGTGACGATGCACCCGCAGTCGGTCACCTCGTTGATGCGCAGGTGGCAGTCTGCCTCGATGTTCATGGACTGTCCTCCGGGTTGATCGGGAACGCGAGCGCGACGGACGTGCGGCCTGGCAGCACGTCGACGTGCAGGCCGTCGATGTCGTCGCCGTCGACGTCGAATGTGGCCAGCCACTCGTGGTTGCCCAGGGGGTTCTGTCCCGTGTAGGTGAGCGCGATGGGCTCGATGAACTGGTCACCGATCCTGACGCGGACACCCTGCGGGCGCGGTGGTGCTCCCTGGAACATGGCCCGTGTCAGGTGTGCGAGCGCTTCGGCGGGGTTCATTTGCGGCCTACCTTCCCGTTGATCTGCACCAGCTCGACCAGGATGGCGATGAGCAGCGCGTTGGTCATGGCGGTAGGCCAGTCGACGGCGTCGAGGAACGCGCCCATCAGCGGTCACCCCACATCAGTCGGTCGGCCGCTCCCCAGTGCCGTCGCAGCCGCCGGCGCTCGCTCATGGTGAGCGATACGGCGCGCTCGACGGCGACGAGCACGACGGCGAGCGGTGCGCACCACGTCTCAATGCTGTCTTCGGTCGAGCGCACCAGCTCTCCGACGGGCTCGACCTGGTAGAGGTCACCGCGGCCCCACAGGGACGCGTGGTGGGCGGCGTAGAGCCGGTGCGGCGTCATGTAGACGGCCTGGTGGGCGGCGGGCGGGTCGATGCCCGCGGGGCCGGCGAGGCCGGCCGCGCGGGCGGCGCACCAGGGGCAGCCGTCGTGCGTCTTGCGTCCGTGCCCGGGTTCGAGCATGTCACCGGGCCGCAGCCCAGGAACGCCGCCGTGGAAGAGCCTCATGTGTCGCCCCGCATCCCCTGCGCCATGCCTTCGAGTAGCGCGATGACGTCGTCTCTGGTGAAGAGCTTGTCGGCGGGGATGATGGTGCGCGTCTGCTCCGCCAGGATCTCGATGTGCACGGCCGCGCCTTCGCGCATGGCGCGCTTGATGGCCCGATCTTTCATGGTCGCGAAGTCGGGCGGCCCGTCGAAAATGCTCATGATCTGGGGTTCCCTTCCGCGAGCTGCACGACTTCCATGAACGTCACTTCGGGCACTATCAGGTTCGGGTCGACTTGGGTGGTGACGTGCGCGCCGACGTGGATCATGGCCCAATACTTCACGCGCTTCGGCAGGTGATAGGCGATGGTCGAGTCACACCAGTCGGCGGTGCGTCGCAGGCGCTCGCGGAGGCTCATGGCCGGCACGGTCCAGATGGTTCGGAGCCTCACGAGACCACCACCATGTCGATGTCGTCGGGGCTCAGGTAGAGCGCCGGCGCGTGCTGGTCGTGCACGTCGACGCCGACCCGGACCCACAGCCGCCACCCGTGGTCATGGTCGAGTGTCGCAACCACGCCGGTCTGTCCCTCGAACTGGTCACCGTTGGTCCCGATGGTGACGATGTGGCCGCGCTGGAACCCGCCGATCTGCGGGCCGTCTGCCTCGACCAGCGCGCGGTGAGCGTCCGCGAGCTTATTCGCCACCAGGCGCTGCACGGTCTCCGTCAGGGTCTCGCCATCCTGGTCGTCGACGTGCTCGCCCAGCTCGTTCGCGAGCCAGTACGCGAGGCCGGTCGCTTCGTCTTCCAGGGTGCGCACCTGGGCGCTCCGCACGACGCCGTGCACCTCGTTGCCCAGGGGCGGCAGTGGGTCCGGGTGTAGCGGTACGGGCAGCTCGCTGGGGTCGACACCCTGCGCGATGAGGTCTTCACGGACGGACGCGAGGCGCCGGCCTTCCTCCGCGAGCGCCTGGCGCTCTGCCTCCGGGTCGTGCTTGGCGGCCACGTGCCAGACGAGGCCCGCGCGGGCTTCGATGTGGTCTTTCCCACCGCGCAGCAGCGACGGCACCAGCTCGAACGTGGGGACGACGGCGCTGCCGATGATGTAGACGTCATCCGGCAGCCGGTGGCCGGTTCCGACTACGGTCACGGAGCGCTTCGGCAGCTCGCTCGTGTCGACGCCGGCTGTCTCTTCGAGGGTCCACACCTCGACGAGATCCCCGGGGCGCTCGCGGTATCCGCGGGCTGCGACGTGCACGACGCCGCCGGCGCCGATCTCGTGCCAGGCGTCGTCGACGGGGACGTCCCACCGTAGGACTCGATGCATGCCGTTCTCCTGTTCGTGATTCGGGATTCCGGAATCCGGAAGGCTTACTGACCAGTAGTTGATATGGGGGTACAGGCCGATACGTCCGTGCAGACAGATCTGGCACCACCCGCTGGCAGCGTCGAGCTGCCGGCCGGTGGTGCCGCATCGGGCGCAGGCTGTCACGCCATGCGCTCGCTGATGTAGGTGATCACGCGGTTCTGGGCTCGCTGGTCGAGCCCGTCGAGGGCCTGCACGATGATCTGCATGGCGATCAGTTCGGCGTCGTCGACGGTGGTGATGAACAGGTGGCGCTGGCGGGTGTCGCGCTCCGGCTCCGACTGGTTGACCGGCTCGTCGACGAACTCGACGGCCGGCGCGTGTGGGCCGTCGGGCGCCAGTTCGAGCGCGAGCCGGTACGGGTTCGGGTTGTCGATCCCGCGGCCGTTCGGTGCGACGACGGCGGCGCAGTCGTCCCAGCAATCCGCCAGAACCTTCGTCACCGCCCGGATGGCCGCAGGCTTACCGCCGGTCAGGTTGGCGTCGTGGATGGTGACAGCAGCACCATGTACGTCGATCACGTGGGGTCTCCGATGGGGTGGTCAGTGGTGGCACGCCGTCGCACGATCTTGCGCAGCGCGCGGACGGCGTCGGGGGTGGGGTGCTCGACGTCGCGCATGCCGTGTTCGGCGGCCTCGCGGCCGGTGGCGAACAGCTCGACGTCGGTGGTGTAGTCGCGCAGCTCGTCGGCGTCGTCGGGCGTGATGTCGCCGGTGGACTCCGCGAACCGGATGGCCAGGCTCTCCGTCATGTCGTGACAGCCTGCCCAGCCGGCACACGCACGTCCGTTGACCTGGTGGCAGAGAAACACGCCGGTCGGCTGCCATGGGGTGGGCTCGTCGTAGTGGGCGAGCTTGGCGTATTCGTCCGGGTCCCAGATCCCGGAAGGCACGTCGGCCCGGTAGGGGCACGACGCGCAGGGGCGCGGCGCCGGCGGGCGGATGGTCTGGGTCATGTGTGTTCCTCTCCCAGTAGTCGGGCGCGCAGCTCGCGCGCGATGGCGTCGGTGTCGATCTCGTCGTCTCGTGCGTTCCAGGTGCCATTGCGGACGCCGGTGGTGGTGCCGGGTGCGTAGCCCATGAGCGATTCGTTGATGATGGTGCTGATCTCGTGGACGTTCAGGGCCTCTTCGAGGCCGGCGCGGGCATCCCCCCGGGCGCGCACTGCTCCGCCGGACTGTTTCCGGTTGTTGAAGATCGCGAGCGCTGCCCGTTCGATGGCTCTGTTCACCGTGTCCACCAGAACCGCGCGAGCACTGATCCGATCGCGGATGGGCAGGGACCCATGAGCTTGCGCAGCTCGTCGGCGTTCCAGTGGCGTACGTGCCGCTCGAACGGGTTGCCGAACGTGGCCCCCTGTTCCTTGTGCAGCACTGGCACGGACAACAGGAGGTGCTTGGCGTTCGCCTTGATCGTCGCGATGACCTGCCGGCCGTCTTCCTCGGGCATGTGTTCGAGGACGTCGCCCATGATCACGGTGTAGTCACCACGCGGGAACTCGAACTCGCGGACGTCTCCGACGGTGATGGCGTCGTACTTCGTGAGCAGCTTGAACCGGTCGACGTACGGTTCCCACGCCTCGATGCCGTGGAAGGCGGTGTTCGGCAGGTGGGGGCGCAGCAGGTCGGCGTATGTGCCTTCCCCGGGGCCGATGTCGAGGATCAGGCGGGGCTTTGCTGCCGTGACGTGCTTGGCTGCCCAGACACGGTTTTGCTTGGCGGAGAACGGCATTGGTGGCCTCTCAGTAGATGTTCGGTGCGGGGGCGTCGGGGTGGCTCGGGGTGGGCGGGTTCTCGGCGTCGCGCTTCGCGCAGCGCTCGCACTCGCGGCACCTGCGGTCGTCGGGGGCGGCGTTGGTCCAGAGCTTGTCCCGTCCGTGGGGGAACCACGTGCCGCAGTAGGCGCGGGCGCCGAACTGCGTCTTCGCGCTCGGGTCGGCGGTGTGTGCGGGGCCGTACTTCGGCGGTAGGCCGGTGCCTCGCTTGCGCCATCTCGTCATGTCCATGCCCCCGTCTCTTCGTCGTACTCGTAGCCCATGTTGCCCAGCAGCTCTTCGGCGGCGTTCAGCTTGTGCACGTCGGTACGCCAGTACTCGGCTAGCTCTTCGTCGGTCATGAGTCCCCCACGATGCTCTTGCGCAGCTCTTCGGCCTGGTGGTGCACAAGATCTCCGATGGGCAGCACGTCGACGCCGCAGGTGCAGTAGCGGGTGAGCCCGTGGGGGCCGACGACGAGTTGGTGCTTCTCCAGCACGGTCGCCATGCTGACGCCGTTCACGCCGGCACCGAGGATGATCCGGACCATGTAGGCGATTTCTTCCCGGGTGACGTTGGACATGAAGATGCCCTGTGCCACGTCGAAGAGGCTGACGGCGTCGACGGCGCGTTCTTCCGCCGGTGTGGGCTCGCTCATGAGTTCCCCAGGGCGGCGATCATGGCGCGCTTCTCGGTCTCGATCTTGGCCAGGTCGATCCCGAAGTACCGCGCCAGGATCACTTGCACGGGCGCGCTCACCGGCATCAACTGCTCTTCGCTGTAGCCCGGGGTCATCCGGAACTCCGCGAGGATGTAGCTGGTCTCGTCGAGGAACCGGCCAATGGCCTCCGCTTCCGCGAGGACGGCGGTCTGCCGGGTGTGCTCCGGGTATGGGTCGATGCTGCTGGTCATGGTGTCTCCTTTACGAATCTGTTCTGACATGCATGACTCTACGCTTGACGGGCACCTGGTGCAACGCCGTTCCGGTCAGAACAGGGTGTCCTGCACGGGCATGTCATCCAGCCATGACCCGGTGTCTCCGTAGTCGGTGTCGTCGAGGTCCCAGACTTCCCCGGTGCTGATGTCGGTGACCTGGTCGAGCTGGCAGCCGGGGCAGCGCCGCACGATGAGGCGCACCACGGGCCACGCGGTGTCCGCGACGGAATCAGGCATGAGGGTGCCGACGGCGCGCAGCTCGGTGTCTCGGATCCATCCGCATCCGGTGCATGCCCAGTGGTCGGCGGGGACGTGGAACACGAGGGTCGTCCGGCCGGCGATGCCGCCTTCGTCTGTCCATGGTGACCACTGCACGACCTGCCCATCCCAGAGGGGCGGCAGGTCGTGCGGGCGGTCGGTCATGGTCGTCAGGGTGTTTCGGTGTTGCGGGCTGCGGTCGCGAGCTGGCGCGCAGCGTCGTCCCAGCGGATGCCCTGGGTGCGTGCGTAGTCCGAGACCATGTTCACGATCTCGGACCACTCCAGCGGCGCCAGTTCGGCACGGAGCGTGGTGAAGGTTCCCTTCCGGTCGG